GGAACTTCCTTGCAAATTTGGTTGGTGGGGTTGCTGTTTCAGCCGCTGTCCGAACGTGGCCATTCCGCGTATTCAGCTTCCCGAGTACGCCGCAGCTTTTGACGATGGACGAGATTCGCCGTTTGTATCTCGAACCTGCGATTGACGGGATGCTCACGGAATGGGAGAAAGACTATGCCTTTATCGCAGGGACTACTTGCGACTTCCCGATTGGCTCAACCGTTCGCATAAAGTATCCGCAACGGTTCGTGGCCAGCGTCCCTACCGCTTGTGCTGACCCCAACCCGGATCGGAACCGTGCAGCGCGTTCGAAACTTTCTGCACATGCGCATGATCCGGATGCATCTTCATCTTGCCGACCTGTGGCGCTGCTTTAGGCGGCTTCGACATCTTCGCTGCGTTTGGTGCCTTCATTGCGTAGCTCCTTGTGGTTCGGGTGGTGTAATCGCCTGCTGATGTGAAGCAACTGACATATCCTGATTCGCTTGATGCTCCGCGGTGAGTCTGTCCTGCAAACCTTGATGGGCAATCACGTCGTGCGCGTGTTGCTGGTCGGACGCCTGCCCGGTCATGTCGAGAATTCCCTGAATCTTGGCCAGTTCGGCTTGCAGGATCGATTCGGCCTGATCCTTTTGGAGCGTGGCCTGAGCGACGATGAGCTTGGTGTTTTCCTGAAGCGCCGCGATGCGGTACTGCGCGTCCTTTTCGACAATCTTGGCGGCTTTTTCCTGCTGCAACTGCGCGATGACTTGCTGCATGGTCTGAATCTGCTGATTCGCCTGCGACAGAGCAGCTTTCGCGGTTGGCGGAATCTCTTCGCCGTCCTGTTGGCCAACATCGGGCGGCGTCAGGCGTTCGGCAATCTTTTCGCCGATCGGACCGAGGTTGCGAAGCCGCACAACCAGGTCGGCGATGCGCGGGAACAGCGGCGTCTGTGAAAGCGTGTCGGCGAAGTCCGCAGCTTCTTCGCGCTGCGACTCGAAGCTTGGTCCGGTCGAAATCGTTACGTCGTGATCGCCTTGCGACTCTTGATTCTTCGGGTTGCCAGGGTCGCCGATGCGGACAATCTTGTGTTTGCCATCTTCGGTGCGTGTCGGAATGTCGCGCGGCGTGTCGTGGATGCGGTCGAAAATATCGTCAAGTTGCTTGCCGCAGAACACCAAGGAACGGTCGAAGTTGTCGATGAAGTGGAACGTGCCCTGTTGGCGCTCGCCTTCAATCTTCTTGAGCGCAATGCCTGATTTCTGATTTGCTTGCTGCGCAGCCACCGGCAAGGGCGAGATGCCCATCGCCTTCATGATCGAACGGCTGGCCGCTTCCTTGGCTATCTCGTACTGCTGAAAGTTTGGCGCGAATGGCAACCGCTTCGGTTCGACGCTTCCCGGCTGGAATCCTTCCGGCGTGTCATACTCGGCATACGCCTTCGGGACTTCGTTGATGTCTTCCCACTGATCTTTCTGGTTGCTGAACATGCCCCGCGGCCCCATGTAGGGCGTCCGGGGAGAGAGCTTTGCTTCCGCCATTTCCTGCGAGGCGTAATAGTTCAATAGGCGTTGCGGATCGCGCGCGAGACGAATCAGCGAGAACAGCATCCGCTTCGAGCCGGAGCCTTCGTCAACGAACAGCTCCTTGCCCCAGACCGGAATGATTGGGATCCACTGCCCCGGCCAGCCTTTTCCAGTTCTCGGGTCGTTCTTCTCGAGCGTTTCGACGCCATTGATGATGTGTTGGACGATGCGCCGGTCTTCGTAATCGCGGGACTTGATGATCATCCCTTTATCGAAATCTTTCGGCAGCTGGTTTTCGCGCATTACGCGCGTTTTGCCGTCCTTCAAATCGACCAGATGCAGCCCAATCGTTTCTTTTTCAACCTTCCAGTAGGACGCGACCTGCACCTGCTTGGGCTTGAGCCAGTCCGGCGCGATCTGCTGAATATCGTCCGTAAATGACTTGATTTCGGCTTTCGGCCAGCGGCGCTTGAACGCATCCTCGGACATGAAGTTGATTTCGAATGCGTCTTCACCGTCCGAGCAGTCGTAATACACACAATCCGGGTCCATCAGGATGGTGTTCGCGTTCGGCACCGGAACGATGCGGACACTCAAATCAAAAGTCTGCCCGTCGTAGAATGTCTCGAGCTTCCAGAAGCCGTACGAGCCGCCGAAAGCGCCTTCCGCCCCGGTGATATATGCCGTCTGCGCCTGCGAAATGTACTCCACCGCGCGGACCCAATCGGCACGCAAGCCAGCGGTTTTGTCGTTTGCTCCGGAGCCTTTCGGGAGCACGTTCACCGCGCGCTTGTTCTGCCGGATGTCATTGATGAGCTGGTTTATGTACTGTGTCAGCTCATCCAAGTGAATCATCGGCAGGCGATTGTCTTTACGCCGATTCTTTTCGCGCTCGTCCCACGAATCCCCAGCCAGGAACCGCATGTCCAGGTCATGCTGCTCGCGGATGTCTTTCCACGACTCGAGACAATATTTAAACCGATCTCGAACTTTGGTCAGGAAATCGTCGTTCCTGACGACCTCCGCTGTTCTAGGCATCTTCGATCAGATAGAACTTCTCGCCCTCAACGGCTGCGACCGGCTTGTTCCAATGGCCCCCTGCCATCGGCTCATGCACGGTGTAGCGAATGCCGTCGAAGGCGAAACCCTTGCCCTGCACGAACTTGTCGAGGTCGTCTTTCGAGACTTCGCGCTTGGAGCGAACGCCGCGGCCGAGCATTTATTTCTTCGGCGTCTCAGCTTTCGTAATCTTCGTGAACTGCAAAGTCTCAGGATTCAATGACCACTCCTCCGGCTTGGCCTTCGCCTCTTTGTATGCCTCATCCAGCGCTTTCGCGAGGCCCGTACCTGTCTCGTTGTATTGCTTCTCTAAAGCCGCGAGCTGCTGCTGCGTCCGCAGATACTGCGCTTCGATAGACTTTTGCTGAAGCTGAATATCTCGAATCTTTGCGTGCGTCGCGTCGGAGATTTTCGGCTCCACATCGGCGGCAACCGCTAGAGACGCAGCAACTACGAACACCATCAGAAATCGAATCATCGAGTCTTCTCTCTGCGGGGATGGTCGAATGTTACTGCGGACCTAGGCGAATGTCAGCGTGCCGTTGCTGGCGATGATCTGCCACTTACCGTTGTTGGCTTTGAGCGTAACGCTGGCACCAGCGAAAGCGGCCAACGCGACAGAATTGACGGACGCAGTACCGGTTTGCAGAAGTCCGGTGGCGGTGATCTTGTGCGCGAACGCAGTTGTGCTGGTAAAGCGAATGATCTTGCCATCGTCGCCACCGGCAGACGGGTCGCCAAGCGATGGCGCAGCGAGCGTGGTCAAATCTGCCGCGCTCGCATTGTCTACCTCATAGTCCTGGGCGCTGTGCGGATTGAGGACATCCGCAGTCCCGGTTAAATGAATCAACGACCCATCGGGAATGGCGTTTACCGCCATAGCCACGAATGAATCCGCCGCTCCGCCTGCACTAAATTGCTTCGGTCCAACTGGCATCTAGGCTCTCCTTCCAAAAACGAATGCGTGCGTGTCGGCCTTAGGATGCGGCCGGTGATCCGTCTTGCTATTGTTGCGCTTGCTCTTCTTGCTCAGTCCCGCTTCCGACAGGCTGATTGCTATCGCCTGCTTGCGGTTGGTCACCACTGGCCCCTTGCTGCTGCCCGAGTGGAGCGTCCTCGCCTTGAACTTTTCCATCTCCTGTCGAACTCCCGCTCGTCCCTTCGACACTGGCATTGGTTGCCTCCACGATTGGATCGTCAATCTTCGGCATCGGCGGGTAGTAATCACCCGGCTTCAAATCCAAATGCTCGTACTCGCTCTTTTGCAGCACGCGCATGGTTCCGTCTTCGAAGTCCACATGCAAATGGCCGTGGAAACCCGCGCGCTGCACGTTCACGATGCGCTTCGGGATTTCCTTGTCGCCTACGTGGGTGTGTCCTTCGATCCTGCCGCGATTCACTGGAACTACGCTCATGCTAGACCTCCGCCGCTTCTTTTTTGGATACGTTCTCTTCGTCGCCGGCCGCCAAACCTTTGTTCGGGATGTTCATCTGCTCCGCGACATGCGCGAGAACATGCCCCTTGGGAATCGATACTTCCGCGTGCGGCCCTTTGAAGTTCTTGACCGCGGCCGGATGCTCGTAGCCGTGCGTGTGCACGGTGTGGACCGCGTGACCGCCGCCCATCGACGGATGCACCTCGACATGGCTCACCACTTTCGGTGGCTTCTTGTCTTTGAACGTTGTCGCGAAACTGTCGGCTTTATGCCCCATGTTCCACCTTTGCTAGAATCTCGTTCTCATCGACAATTACAAAATCCTGGCCGCGCCAGAGGATTGGCCTTGCACTCTTCGGGTAGCGGTTGCAGAGCACGGTTTCGCCGACGTTGACGCTGAACGGCTCGTAATAGCCTTCGAGCCAGCGCTTGCCGGTTGCGAAGTGCCAGAATGTGCCTGGGATCCAGCGCATCGGCCCAACCGCTACGACCGATGCGAACCGGCTGGGCTCGGTGTACATCTCGGGAATGTGGATGCGCGAGTCGGAGAAGAACCTGCCGCCGCGCAAGTCATCCGCGAACGACTTCAAACACACATCGCCCGGCCGGAATGTCAGTTCGGCAACAGCCTCGGGTCCTTGAGGCAGCCCAAGAACTCGTCCACCTTCAAATGGTCGTGCTTGTCCACGCATTTGTAGCAAATCGGCTGGTTGGGGTCGCATTGCGGGCATGTCGCGCACATCTCCATCGGCGTAACGTCGCGCTTACAGTCCAGGCAGCGCCCGATCGGCGGCTTGCCCTTTTGCGCGAGCAGGTATTCCTTGTTCTGCACCATCAGGAACTTCAGGACTTCGCTGATGGTTTTGAGTTGAATAGGCATATGATTCGCTTTCGTCCAGGCCGGCGCCGCCATCCTATCGCATCAAGCGTCATCGGCGCATTGAGGAAACCCAACCAGATTTTGAGCGTTATTTCTCTTTCGGTTCCCATTGATTGCAGCAGCCTTCGTACTCGACCGTGCCCGCAACCTTCTGGCAAGGCCCGCTCGCCGCATCTCCGCCGCCGAAATATTCACAGTTTCCGCAGTGTGTGGGTCCGGTCTCGGCGTAGCCTGCTACCGCTTTGCTGATTTTGTTCTCAACCTCACTGCGACCGTTGACAAACAGCCCGCAGATGCCGTGCGCAGCGAGGATATCGCCTTCGACTTCCTGGCACTCGCCGCTGCCACCTTCGCCCTCAACGAATTTCCAGCAATCGCCGCAGTGCGCGCCAACCGCTGAGCCCAATACTTTGGCCGGGAAGTACAGCACGACAGCCTTGTCGAGCTTGGACTTGTAGACGTGTGCGGAGGTTTGAAGTTCGCTCAATGTGGTCGCAACTCATCGAGCATTCCGTAAAACGCTGGCTTGGCGTCCTTTATTTCATGGTAGGCCGCACGAATATCCGCCAATTCGTCCTCAAGCCAGGGAAGAGTTTCGAGCTCGGTCATCACCTGCTCGAACGTCGGGGCCTCGCAACACAACTCTACGGCTTGAACATGCGGCTCATCGTCTGGAACCCGCGTCCAAACGTTGACCATGCGGGAGGTCGTGACATCGTAGCAGCGGATGAATCGAACTTTGCTCATTTGCCCTTCCGTTTCATTGGCTTTGGCGCTTTCTTGCCCAGCACCACGTTGCGGATCATCGCTTTGATGCCTTTGGGCTTCACCTAAAGCCTCCCAGTGGAATGTCATTGCGCGTTCGATAATCGACGCACGTTTCGCACATGCAGGTCAGCCGGTTGCTCGTCGCCGTGTGATAGTACTTCGCACCTGGATGTGTCACGTCTTTGGCAAAATCCTCTTCTTTGGCTTTCACTTCATCCAGCGTGACGCCGTTGCACTTGCGCCGAATCCATGCCGAGAGCGTCAGTCCTGATGCTTTTGCTTCCGACTTCCATAGGCTCCATTCCGCTTCCGAAGCCTTCAAAGGAATTTGCATCGTATATACCCCACATCAGCGTATATACCACGAATCCGTCAATCGTATATACCTTCAACTCCACGCTGTCGGCCTGTACCGCGAAGGTGCTGGTGCGGGATTCGGCATCGCCACCGTGCGCGCGAATGTCAACAGAAACGCATCGGCATCATCCGGAGACTTCTCGCCGCGGTCTTGCAGGCTTTTCTTCGACTCGATCACCAGCTTGCCGGATGTGTCGATGTGGTAGCCAGGCAGCGCGAGTTGCGAACAGAGTTCATCATCATCCCGCAAGCCGCCGAGCAGCAGCCACTCTTTGCCCTTCATCCACATGAAAGCACGCATGTTCTTGCAGTGGATGTCTGGCGATTCGCCGCCTGAATTCACCTCGAAGACGTTGGTGAAGCCCAGATTCCGGAGTCCAACTGCGATCGGTGCGCCAAAAGCCGTATCAACAAACAAAGCTGCCAGTTTCCGTTCCGCCCGCTGGTCGCGGAGCAGTTCCGCACAGATACCTAGGCGTTGCGATCGATCGGCATCTTTCTCGCCGGGAATGCGAATTGGCTCCATGCCAGGATTGCCATCCAACCCGCGACGGAAGCGAATCACGTTCCACGCCTTGCCTCCGCCGCTGACATCAAACCCCGCAACCAAAGGCTCATTCGGCAAGGCTGCCTGAACCCGCTTGCGAGCCTCATCAATGCGCTTGCGATCGATGTACTGCAGCTCGGAAGCTGACGGCGGAAGGCCAAGGACGCGAACCTTGCAGAAGTCGGAGTCGATCCCGTAGTCTGCAATCCACTGATTTATCAGCGTCTTATTCGTGAATCGGCTGGTGCGTGAATCGATGTTGCGATGATTCCAGCGTGCCAGCTTCTCGCCAAAGCAAATCTTGTAGAACTCACCGGTATTCCTGACCGGCTGGCCCCAGGCGATGAACATTGGCTCGCCGTCGGTCAATCCACCTTCGGCTGTCTCGTAAATCTTGTCTGGAACTTCGCTGGCCTCATCGAACAGGTACCATGAGGTTGATTTGCGCGCGTGCTGGCCGGCGAAACTCTGCGCATTCTCCTGCTTGCAAGTTTGCGGCGTCACTTTCCAGTCGTCAGGGTGACTTTTGTGGAAGATGCCGCTGGCTTGGATGTCGAACCAGCCCTTGGTGATGCACATCCGGCCCCAAGTCTTGATGGCCGCCCAAGTCTTTTCCTCCAGCTGCGTGTAAGTTCCGGCCGTGACGGTGCCGATCGAAAACGGCCGCGTGCTGAGGATCCACCAAGCGATCCATGCGCCCATTGCCGACTTGCCTGTGCCGTGGCCTGAAGACTCGCACATGCGAATCGGCAGTACCGGGTTCATGCCGTCAAACTGGCGTTTTAAGACTTCCGCGCCTAGTGACTGTAGGAACTCCCGTTGGTTCTCGTCTGGGCCGGTTTCATTATCCAGCGGTCCGGGCTCGCCCCAAGGAAAAGCGAACATGACGAAGCCGTAAGGATCGGCGTAAAACTCGCTAATCTCTTGCGCAAGTCTAAGTTGCGGGCTTGTCGCCGTTGCCATGCACTCTCTTGCGCCCTGACGATAGAGCGGCGATCAACGCGTCATCGCCGGTAACTTCAACCTTCTCAGTGAATAGTTTGCGATACTGGCCGAGCATCCTCAAAGCTTCAGTGCGCGCCAAGAGCTTTACCTTGGTCGTCGTGCCGATGTGCTCCGCTTGGCCTTTTGCAAAGTGTTGAAAGAGTTTTTCGTGTTCGACGCCAGCCAAAGCCGCAGCTGCGTTATCGTCCCATTCCCTGACTGGCTTGAGTGAGCCGTCTTCGTTCCAGATCGCGCGGGGGTCGAAAAAGGCCAGTTTGGCCAATTCTTCGATGATCCGGTCCGCTGTAACCTCAAGTTTTGAATGCCGCTTGGCAAGAAACGAATCGACAAGAGCTTTAACCTTACGAATGCCTAATAGCTCAGCCGCCCTAACATCTGCCCCCTTCGGGCTGTAACCAGCTGCAATAGCGGCCCTTGTGCCATTGAGGTCGATTACGTATTCGCGGGCGAACAGTTCTTGCCGTCTATCTGTTTTTCGGCCCACACTACATGCCCTTCCACAGCGAGTGCAGCACGAATAGGCCGCCGCCCAGTAGCGCGAGGCACACGAGCGCGATCACGGCCAACCAGAAGTAGGCGACCCATTTGCTGTCGGTTGGCTCGGTGAGGCTCATGCTGTTTGAAGCCTCACCGCCATGCCCTCAGGTGTCTCCAGGCCGCGTTCGAATAGTCGCACCTCTCCCAGTTCGAACACGAAGGAACCTGGCAGGACGCGCTTGATCGGCGCAAGGGGCTCGAAGCGGTCGCGAATGGCTGCGAGATTGGTGAATGTCTTCGAGATTTGCTTGAGCGGGAGGTATTCGTAGGTGAAATCGTTGACTTTGCGGATGCGCTGAGCGACGAGGAGAGCGTCACGCTCAATGGTTTCGATGTGCGCGCGACTGCGATCAGCGTAGATG